CTGGGTCTTCTATCGTTACTCTAAATCCTGAAGTTGTGTAATTACTACTATCAGTGCCACATGATCTATTATTAACAGACTGAATATTCCAGGCAAGACCAACAGAATAATTCGCATCAGCCATTGCAGTTGTGAAGTTAATAATATAAGCTCCTGTTCCATTATCAGTAATAGAACTAACATTTAGATCATCATTTATTGCAACAGTTCCACTTCCCTTAAAATTTACATAAGTATTAGCTAACCTTCCTATTTCTGTACCGCTAGAATTTTGAAACGCTGTAGCAACTCTATTTGTAGCATTAGTTTTTAGTGTTGTTGCTTTTGCAGTAGTTGAGTTTACGTTTGTTGCAGTGACAGTAGTTGAATTAACAGTAGGTAAAGTACTTGTACCAGAGACAGCTAAAGAGCTTAATGTTCCTAAAGATGTTATAGACGTAGAAACTACATTACTTGCCAAAGACGTTCCAGTTAAGGCAGATGCAGCACCAGAAAATGTTGATACAGTTGCAAAACTTAAATTACCACTACCATCTGTCTTAATAAATTGACCGCTACTACCATCTGCTCCAGGTAATGTAAAAGTTACATTACTAGAAACTGTAGTAGGAGATTGTAAAGCCACATAATTACTGCTATCAGAATCATTAAATCGCACATCTCCTCTTGCTCTAATTGTAAATCCATTTGAATTTATTATTGCTCTCTCTGTGCCAGCAGTGGAAAATCCTATCGTATTAGCACCATTTCTAAACATTCCTGTATCTGTATCTGAATCAAACGCATAAGCTGGAGATCCCGCACCAGAGCTATCATCTCCTAAAAGTTGACCTGTCATTGTTCCGCCAGCTACAGGTAATAAACCAAGATTTGCTGAATTGACAGAACCTATAGTTGTAAAACCGTTATTAGCAGAGTTTCTTATTTTTAAATTATTATTATCAGCCGTATCAGCATAAAACATGAAAGCTTCTGGATTTGTAGGATCTGAACCACCACTATTACAAGTTTTTATTGCTTCAAAAACAGCATTTAGGTCACTTCGGACTGCTGCTCCTGATGCATTTGCTATATTAAAATCCGCAACTTGAGCCATTTAATTAATAATTAGACACCTTTACCATATCCTACAGCCGAAAAAGTAAAAGATCTATCTACAAAACTTACACCATTTTTTATTGTAACTGTAAATCCAGTACCAGAAATATTTGTTAAGGTGAAAAAATCTCCTGACTGTGCATTTTGGATCGTAATACCAATAGAAGGTAGAAAAGCATTTGCACCTCCTTCTGTAGAAGAAGTACCAACAAAGAAAGGTGTTCCAAAAGTTACTGATTTTCCAGAGGAAGAAGTTCCTGACTGCTGTGGTGCTGTAGACGTTCCACTGCCAGTTTGATAATTTTGTTCTGTCCTAGATTCAAATTGAGCAGTAAAACCTGCTTGCTGTACATTAATATTTTGTCCGTTATTGGTTGTTTCAAGTTCTAATTTAAATTTAAAAGCTCTACCTTTAAATGTTCCATTTGCAAATTTATTAAAAGCACCAAAACCACTACTTGCAGAAGTTTGTGAAGTAGCTACAAAAACTTGAGCATTAGCTTCATCTGCTGTTGCACCATCAAAATTACCATCTTGTGCATAGTCATCCCAAAAACTTCCAGAGGGTATCAATGTTTCAATATCTGCTCCTATGTTAAAACCAACAGCTTGTATTACTCTTTTGAAATTAATTGAAAATACAGCACCCAAATCTACAACAGATGCAAACTCATAAGTTCCTGTACTGTTAGACGCTGGATTTGTTAGCTTTAATCCACTGATACTTGAATCAAAAGTTGTATTAGTTTTTGAACCGCTAAAAGGTGTACTAAGAAGATCTTCTCTTTGATTTAATACTCTTTGCTCATCTATTAAATCAGGTAAATCTAAAATAACACTAGTCTCTCCTGAACTAAATCTACCTCCATCATCTTGAAATTTTAAAATATATTCTCCATCCAAACTTGGTACAACTGCTTCTGTAGATGTTCCAGCTAATGCTTGAACTAAATCAACACTGTTTTGAAACGATCCAGTTCCGTCTGTTTTATTACTATGCCTTACATAAACTCTTCCCCCATGTAAAACGTCTGGATCTGTAGCTTTATTCCATCTTAATCTTACTAATTTATTATTAACAGGCTCTATTGATAAGTTTTGTACATTGGAAGGTATTGCTGTTTTACCTACTGCATTAAAAATTAAATCACTTGATGTTGCTGATAATTTTAAACCAGCATTATAAGAAAATACTTTAAATTCATAAGCACCAGCGGGAGTATCAATAAGCTCAAAATCAGTCCTAAATACTATTTCACTGACCCAGTTTGTATTATTAAATCTATATTGAACAAGATACTGACTTACACCTGTAACTGATACCCAAGATAAAATTAATTTATTTACAGCAAGATTATTTAATACAATAGTCCTCTCTGATGCTTGTAAGTTACTTGGAGGATTTCTAGGCTCATTTAATAAAGATATAGTTCTTGTAGGTAAAGTTATACCTTCTTCAATATTGTCATATTTACCATCAATATAAGTAAGGGCTGTAATTGCAAAATTTATTCCATCCTGTTCCTCGACTGTAATAACTCTGAAGGTTTGAGCTTCTAATGAAGAACTCTGAATGAGCCAGATACTGTTAGCATTTGGTGTTTGTGATACTGCTGAACTCAAATTAATAACGCTACCGACAATACTGTTTATATTTTTTGTCTCTACTGATCCATCAGGTAATATTACACTGCACTTTTTATTTGTACCTGTAAAAGTATCAAGATCCTTTACGTTATCTACTGTTATAGCAGTCGTTGTAGCAGATTTTATACGACCACTTCTACGCACTCCACCTCTCACTGGATCGTTAACAGAGATAACAGAGCCAGGTCTAACTATCGCTCCAGCATCTATTGATGTTGTAAAACTTACTACCTCAGTCTCTTGTTGTTCACTAAAAAGTATTGCTTTGCCAAGTCTTTGTGCCTGACCACGAGAAGTACAGGCAAACGCTTTTACATCTTTCTTAATTATTCCTAACTTATTTTGAGCAGTAGTATCTTCTACAACCTCATAATCTATCTCTCTGCTGTCCATATTAAAATAGCTGACATTTATTACCGTATGTCTTTGTTTTAAACTGCTACCTGAGTAACTGAACCCACCTTCACCTACATTCGCCAAGCTAAACAGATAACTTGGGTCTGTAGGTCTATCTTGCGAGATAGTGACAGAACCCTCAGACCAAATAGGAAAACATCTCATCACCCCTGCTAATTCGTTTATTAAAGTAAATGCTTCTGTTGATCCCTGTATATTTACATTGCAACTGAATCTAGCTTCCTGTCCTCCAAATCCATCATCTACTAACTCATTAGCATACTTACTAGCAGCAATAAAACTAAATAGATCTAAGTTGCTGTCTGTAATATGAGTTCCAAAACCATATCTTTCAGTTGTAAGAAGATCAAGCAGTATTAAAGCAGGACAAGAACACCATTGAGCAGCACCCATTGTTCCGTTAAAGATATAACCAGTTGGATAAATTATTCTGCCTGTCTGTAAATCAACAGTGGGAGTACCAGAACTAGAAGCACCTACACCTGGTATTCTTACCTTTACACCACGAATACGAAAAGCTCTTTTTGGTATAGAGCTAAATTGCTCTGAGTCTATTCTTAAATTTGTATATGCACTGTTGGGATAAGTCTGTTTATCATCAACAATTTCACCAAGACTTGTCCAAGTAAAAGCATCAACAAGATTTGATGATGTGCTATCTGCTGTAACTCTTAAAACTCTTATGTCTACAGGAAAAGAACCTGTAAAGGAGACACGATATTCTTTTTGGTACGCATCAGCAGTTCTACCTGTGATTGTGTCATTGATTACGTCTGTAAAACCACCACTATTGTATTGAACTTGTATTTTTAAGTTAACAGAAGAACCTAATAAATCACCTTCATCTGTAGCCTTTTGTAGCTGTGGAAATGTAATTGTAACTTTTGCAGCATCAACAGCAGTATTTGTTATCTGACGAGTGACAGGGGAAGAATTTGTAACTGTAACTCCTACAGCAGTTGTTGATTGACTACCCTCTATACCTGGAACGTGTGTTTGATTTGACGTTCCAAAACGAGGTGTAAATCCTACATTCTGAAAGTTAAAATCTGCTGTTTGTGGATTTGTATTACTAGCAGTTGAATTTAAAATAGGAGTATCATCTAGAAAAATATCTTTAAGTGAAGCGTTGTTATAAGCTGTACTTCCTTTGGTCAGTCCTGCTTTTGAAGCAGTAGCAAAACCCTCTATCTCTCCTTCAGATAATAAATCCTGTATTGATGCAAACTGTCTACTGTTTAAAGTGTCTGGTGCTCTAGTTGGAGTAGGTGGAGTTGGGGGAGAACCACCTGCTCCTCTAATTTTATCCGTCATGCTGATACCTGATTAGTGTCAATTCCTGCTGAGATTACAACCGATCCAGTGACAATCTCTCCGTAAACGATTGGATGGCTAGTTCCTGCTCTCGATGTATTTTGTACCCCAGAAAAACTAAATGATATTCTTGGATCTTGTTCATCATTAAAATCTTTAGGTTGAGGTTGAGGGAATAGCATTTCACTCACACCCATAAGTGTAAGACCTATACCAATATTTCCAGCAAGTGCTGCGAAAGCACTTGGACTAGCACCTGTAGCAATAAATCCAAAATTTCCTCCTCCTATAGCAAAGCCAGCTCCTCCTGACGCAATAGCAAATCCTATAAGAGCAGCACCAAGCAAAAGCTTACCTGTATTACCACCCGCACCAGTTATTACAGGAACAATACTTATGTCAGATTGACCTATAGGATTATGTATATCATCTTCTCCAATTTCGTAATCATCAACTAAAACTTGATAATAACGATCTGCCATGTGTGCTTCTAATTTAGGAAAATTACTAATTAAAAACTTTATTGCATCCGCAGTAGAATTTATTACTGCATCAAGTTCTTTATACCCTACAAACTCTGCAAGTTCTCCGTAAAGTTTAACTGTTCTGAGCATAGCGATACCTCTTACCAGTGCATTTTAACAACCACTCAGAATATGGTTCTCTACAAGATAG